ATTAACTTCAACAACAAGCGTGTTCAGATTATTGCTTCCCTAGAAGAAGCTGTCCGTCATGATTTTAAAATTAGGTCTAATCGTTTGATTAATGAAATGGGAACATTTGTTTATATTAACGGAAGACCTGACCACCAAAAGGGACACCATGATGATTGTATTATGTCAATTTCAATGGCATTGTATGTTGCCGAAGCAGCATTCCCATCGTTGGTAAAAGTTGTTAATCACACTAAAGCAATGCTTAACTCTTGGAGCACTGTGGTTAGCGAAAATAAAGAAAAATCAGAATACTTCAATCCGGCATTACCTCAGTTTTCACAACCAGGAATGCCAAATCAAAAAAACTACTCAGCATCAAGAGCTGATTATGAAAAATACGGTTGGTTATTCGGTAGGTAAAACTATTTATATTAAACTCACTTAGTTTAAGTTTAGGACAATGGATAATAGAAGTATGACGGTTTGGCAAAGATTAAGCAGGGCTCTTGGTCCTGATGCTTTGATGAATCAAGATTTTCCTGTTTATAAGTTGGATAAGAAAGAACTTCTTAGAACAACTGACAAGGCAGAATACGAAAGAGAGAAATTACAAGCCAAACAATCTTTTTATTTAGCCAACCAGTTTGCTAAGGTTGAAAACAACCTTTATACCCAGGCAATCTATTATGAGCCAAACAGATTAGCGTCTTACTACGACTACGAATCAATGGAATATACTCCAGAGATTTCTGCTGCGTTGGACATTTATGCTGAGGAATCTACAACACCTAATGAGGACGGTATAATTCTGCAGGTTTATTCTGAGTCAAAAAGAATTAAATCAGTTCTTGTTGATTTGTTTAATAACGTGTTGGATATCAATACCAACTTAGCCATGTGGACAAGAAACACCTGTAAGTATGGTGATAATTTTGTTTACATGAGATTGGACCCAGAAAAGGGTGTTATTGTGATGATAGAAAACTTCCTTATGGTACTTCAATGCTTGAAAAATCAAGAAGAATCTGGAAACAACTTCTTTTGTCTGAGGATGCGATGTTGATTTATCGTACATCACGTGCTCCTGAGAGAAGAATATTTAAAGTTTATGTCGGAAACATGGCTGACGATGATGTTGAAGCGTATGTACAACGTGTTGCCAACAAGTTCAAGAGAGAACAAATTGTTGATTCAAAAACTGGTAATGTTGACATGCGATTTAACCAAATGGCTGTTGACCAAGATTACTTCATTCCAGTTCGTGACCCAGCACAACCAAGCCCAATCGACACTCTTCCAGGAGCTCAAAACCTTTCGGAAATTGCTGATATTGAATACATTCAGAAAAAACTTGTAACAGCACTTCGTATTCCAAAGGCTTTCCTTGGATTTGAAGAAGTTGTTGGAGATGGTAAGAATCTAGCGTTGCAAGATATTCGTTTTGCTCGTACCATCAACAGAATTCAAAAGTCCATGATTCAAGAACTTAACAAGATTGCTATTGTTCACCTGTTCTTGCTAGGATTTGAAGAAGAGATTTCAAATTTTACTCTTGGTCTTACCAACCCATCAACTCAAGCTGACTTGCTTAAGGTTGATATCTGGAAAGAAAAAGTTTTGCTTTATCGTGATTTGGTTTCAGACCCAGGTAACGGCATTCAACCATCATCATCAACTTGGGCTAAGAAACACATCTTTAACTGGTCTGATGATGAAATCAGAACAGACCTTCTGCAGCAAAGAATGGAAAGAGCAATTGGTGAGGAGCTCAAAAACACCCCAGCCACAATTTCTAAAACTGGTATATTTGACCAGCTTGATGCTCTATATGGTAACAAGCCTGGTGAAGGTGGAGCACCTGCTGCTCCTCCGGGAGAAGTTAGCGAACCCGCTGCGGCTTCCTTCGGGGGTGGGGGAGCATTACCTGATTTAGGTGGTGAACTTGCCGGTGGACCACCTGCTGGAGGTCCTGAAGCTGGTGGTGCTCCAGAAGCACCTGCACCAGGAGAAGGTGAAATAACCCCTGAATCTGTGAAAGATAGGGATATGAACCTACTAATTGAGACTGACCTTTATGGAAGCAAATACTTAAATCTAGGGATTGCTCAACAAAGTTTAGGTAAAATAGAAGAAGAGTTAGACAAGTTGTTAAATTCATAATATTTATTATTGAATAATTACGACCTCATGACCTTCGGACAAATAAAATCCATCATCGAAAAAAACCTGGTAGAATCCTACAAGGATACCTCTTCTTTCAAGCAAACACTTAAAGAATTCAAACATAATGTTTTAACCAATAAATCTTTCTCAAAGGTTTATTCAATCTACGATGACTTATCTTCACCACAAGGTTTAACTGAAAGTGACGCAAGAGAGTTTTTAGATGAAGCCATCAATGTTATCAGACATCTTCTAGAAAAAACTTCATTACCTAAAAATGGAGAAAAATCTGAAAACATCTATGAAAATATTGACAACATCGTTTATTTCAACAAAGTAGACATCAAGGAGCGTATTGCTTCGAAAAAAACAATTATTTCTAAGTTAATGGAAAGCAAGGGTCAAGTAAAAGATACTCCAAAAATCCCTATCAAATCCATGGTTTCAATTGCAAACCAAACATTATCAAGATATGTTGAAGGATTGGATGAATCTTCGAGAAAAGAAATTTTCCATATTTTAGCAACAAACAATTCAGATTTGGAAAGTGAATTTGACAATCTAAAAGAATCTGCGGTTAACAAGTTGAAGGTACTTTCTGACAAGCAAAACGATGCTGAACTGAAAACAAAGATTACTGAAACTATCGGTAAGATAGAATCGGAAAAATACGACCAAATCAATTATGTTAGACTTAAGAAGTTAGAGGAGTCTATTCTTCTTGACGCTTAAATTGCTCAACATAACAAGCTTTAATTTTATTGTTACGTTTTTGCACTGATTTTTTCACAAATTCTTTTCTGGAATTAAGTTGCTGATTTTGTCTGGTTTTTATAACCTTTGACTTAAGCTGTTTCAGGGCTTTTTCTATATTATTATTTACAACAACAATTAGCATATATTAGAAATATTTGGAATTGTTCAAAAGTTTGCTATTTTTTCATTAAAATAAATCATATTACAATATTGATATAAATGAAGAAAGGTAAAACGGTAAAATTAAACCAATATGAATCCTTAAAAACATCATACGGCACCGTAGACTCAAAAAACCTAAAGTCCATGTACATTAACCTCCAGACTTGGGTTTGTCCAAAACAAGAAAGTGAAAATTGGGAGCGTGTTGTTGGAAATCTATCTCGAAATATAAAACATTCTGTTTACCACAGTATTAACCAAGAATTGTTTTCTGAAAAATTTATTGTTGACCTGGACTTACGAACTAGTGGTATCCAACTCAACAAAAAATCATTTATGAATCTAGAAATTAATTTGTTTGCAAAACAAGAAATGGATTTTAAAGGCTGACAACTCAAAGAAGCTATTAGAAAAATTATCAAAGAAATTTACCGGGATTGTATTATAAAAAACGATTATTTTACATTTAGTTCCAGTAAAGAAAAATCAAAAGTAAAAACTATCAACTAGTATAATATTTATCTTTAAAAAGATATAATGAAAGATTTACGTATACTAGGCCCCAGAGAGAGCGGTAAAGGCATCCTTGTTGAAATGGATGCTGGATATGTTTCACCAAAAGACCCACTTAACGAGGCATTCCTTTCAGAGAAAAAAGATATGGATTACAGAAATCCATTCGAATTTTATGCCGTGCTTCAAAAATATGGAGTACCCAATCGTAATGGTCGTGTCTACCCTGAGAGAATTTTAAAGCGTGAGGCTGATAGATACAAAACTGCAATTAAAAAAGGTTTATCAACCTCTGAGCTTAACCACCCAGAATCATCCTTAATTGACCTTGATAGAGTTGCTCACATCATTACAGACATTTGGTGGGACGGACATATCCTTATGGGCAAATTAAAGCTTCTTACGTCACCTGGTTTTCATGAAAGCGGTATTGTTTCAACAAAAGGAGACATTGCAGCTAACCTTATGCGCCAAGGCGTTACCATGGGCGTATCTTCAAGGGGGGTTGGTTCATTAAAAAAAGTTGGTGAGCAAAATGAAGTTCAAGATGATTTTGAACTCATCTGTTTTGACCTAGTATCCTCACCTTCAACACCTGGAGCATACCTTTTTGGTAACCCGGAAGAGAGAAGTATGTATGAAGAAAACCTAGATGAAGAAAGAAATCAAAAAATTTCTGACTCCGGAATGGGTAAGTCAGTTGATTTAATGAAAAAATTAACCGATTATTTAAATCGTTAATTTAATACACTTTATTATGGATGAAAAATTCTTCGTTGCTAAAATCGTTTATGATTTGCCAGATGAAAACTCTGGTCGCGTAAAAAAAATCAGAGAGGAGAAACTCGTAAACGGGTTCTCAGTCACTGATGTAGAAGCAAAGGTTACTACAAAGTATACCGGCTTCCAACACGACTGGCGGATTGTCTCAGTAGTAGAAAGTAAAATCGATGAGGTAATCGAGTAATCGTTAAAAGGTGGGGAAACCCACCTTTTTTATTTTCCGTTTATACCTTTTTCTTTTTAGAAATGGGTTTAGACGGATTTTTTTATTTTAAACACTATTTATTATGAAAACAATTTACATGCAAGAAACTAAAAATTTAGTTGAAGAGGCACTCATTCAAATGAAAAATGTTGAAGAGGTAATTGCCGAGAACGCAAAAGGAATACTTGCTTCTACTATGAAGGAAGAAATCAGTCAGTTAGTAAAGGAATCTCTTTCTGAACAAGAAGAAGACGAGGTTGAAATCGACACAGAATTGGACATGGATTTAGACATGGGCGATGAAGGTGAAGATATGGAAGACTCTGATGAACTAGACATGGGTATGGATATGGACTTCGATGATTCGGAGGAAACTATCGATATGACCAGCATGTCTGATGAAGAAGTTATCAAAGCTTTTAAAGCTATGAGTCCAGAAGATGGAATCGTTGTAGTAAAAGATGGTGATGATATTCATTTAACCGACGAAAATGAAGACGTTGAGTACATCGTGAAACTTGAAGAATCCGAAATGGAGGAAGGCGAAGACATGATGGAAATGGACGAAGAAATGGAAGAAGGTGAAGACATGATGGAAGACGAAATGGATTTCACAGAACTAGATATGCAAGAAGATGCGGATTTAGAAGCTGTGTTAGACGCTTTGTATATGGAAGGTGAGTCAGAAGACGAAATCATGTACGAAATAGAAATGGATGAGGAAGAAATGGAAGAAGAACTCGAAGAAATGATGGACGATGAAGATTCGGACATGATGGGCGAGGACTACGACCTATCCGAAGCTAAAATGACTGTAAAACCAAAAGGCGTTGGAATGGGCAAACCTAAGTTTGGGTACGATAGTACACTACCAAAGAAAGGATTTGATGACCACAAAAAGGCTGGACCTAAAACTATGGGAACTGGTAAGGCAAAATTTGAATTCAAAGAAGGTGAAATGGAAGAAGGAAACGACTTCGGCTCAAATAAGCACGAGTACAAGCGTAAAAAAGTTGACGGTGTTGAGAAGAAGGCTGGTGAAAAAGACGGACACTACAAAGACTACGAAGGTAAATTCGGTGGTAACAAAGGTGATAAGTCAAAAACACATCCTGGTAAAAAAGACTATGAAACCAAAGAAGAAGCAAAAGAAGCTGCTAGAACTTATGGTATGGGTTCGAAAGAAGGTAGAGGTTTAAGAAAAGGTATCACAAACAACAGAAATTATGTTTATGGTGATAATGGTGTTAAAGTAGAATCAATCGATGCTGAGTTGAAAATGCTCAGAGAAAAGAATGAAGAATATAGAAAAGCTTTGAACGTGTTCAGAGAAAAACTTAATGAAGTTGCTGTATTTAATTCTAACTTAGCTTATGCTACAAGATTGTTCACAGAGCATTCCACTACCAAGAAAGAAAAAATTAACATCTTGAGAAGATTTGATTCGGTAGAATCTCTTAAAGAATCAAAGCAACTCTACAAAACTCTTAAAGATGAACTTGCGCACGTTGAGACGAAAAACATTTCTGAAAACGTTGAAAGACAGTTGAATACAACAAAAACTTCTGGTTCTGCAACAACTCTTATAGAGTCTAAGACATATGAAAATCCTCAATATTTAAGAATTAAGGATTTGATGTCTAAAATGTAAAAAAAATAAATAAAAATCCTAAATAAAAAAAAACAAAATGGGAGCATTATTAGAAAGTGGTCTTGTTGGTAACATCGGTCTTAAGCACCTTAAAGTTATCAAAGAAGATACAATCAACAAATGGGACAAGTTAGGTTTCCTCGAAGGACTTAACGGTCACCTTAAAGAAAATATCGCGCAGTTGTATGAAAACCAAGCGTCATATTTGATTAACGAAGCATCTTCAACTGCGGATTCAGGTTCATTCGAAACTGTTGTTTTCCCAATCGTACGTAGAGTATTCTCTAAGCTTTTGGCTAACGACATCGTTTCTGTACAAGCGATGAATCTTCCTATCGGTAAGTTGTTCTACTTCGTACCTAACATTCAGTCTTACACTGGAGCAAATGATAACGAGCACTGGGCACCTTACGGAGCACCTAATGAAGCTGCGGGTCAAACTCCTAACAGTGGGTATGACTATAACACTCAAAAAGACCTTTACGATAGATTCTACGAAGGTAACGAACCAGCTTTAGACCCTCCAGGTCTTTATGACTACTCTAAAGGTTCTTTCTCAGCAATTACTGCTGGAACTAGAACTGTTGCATGGTTGGGTGACCAATTGGTTGTTTCAGCTTACGGTGAGGACAACTACAGAAAAGTTCTTATTATGATGTCTGGCTTTGCATCTGCTGGAGCAGGTCAACTTATCGGACCTAACGGTCAACCAATGGATACTGAAGAATTCTTAACAGACCTTCAAATCCGTGGTGCTGCTGGTAACGTTAACACTGCTGCAAATGTAA